ATACGTAGTTCCGTGGGCTGCAAATTTAATTGTCCCCATTGCTGTTAGCATTTGATCCCAACGACCACCTTTGTCATTAGTTCCGCCTGTATAGCCAGTAATAGTTGCCGAGAATTGAAATGATCCGCCAGCGTTAAAGAAATGTCTTGCAGCATCACCAGATGCAAAAGTTATTGTAACTGTATGAGTTAACTTGCCATTCCACGGACTGGTTCTTCTAGAAAGTGTTGGATCATATAAGTTAACTGGTGGCGCTTCTGTAAGTGCAACCGTAAGTCGATCTGTGCTACAAAGTGAAGCAAAATCTTTATATTGATTAGCAAATGTGTCATCAATTAAGTCAGTAGTTGTAGGCAAAGTTAAACTTACGCTTTCATTTAACCCCGTTTGATGCTGACGAATTTTAAGCAAATCAGTTCTCAGTGTATTCCATTGACTAACAGTTACTTTAACATCTGCTGCAACTTGTGCGCTACCAACTGCTTGCCCGTAACCAGAATCAGAAAGACCAGCTCCAAGTAAGAACTCAGTTGTACTTTGAATGTTATTAAAGTCAGCAGCATAAATTATGTTTCCAGCTGCTTTTGGGAATATCCCTGGTGATCCGATTGGCATAAGTAAGTCTCTTTATTCTGTGATATTTATATTATAAAATTAATGCTTCAACTAATTTGACCCCGGTGTCATCACTAGATTGTAATGCAACAGCAAAAACTCCATTTGAGAGTGGCGCTGCTACTACTGCACAGCCATTATCAGAAGCAATCAACTCGTCTCCCTTTTTAATGGCTCCAATTACTTTAACTGGAACTCGGCCTTTAAGAGCAACAGTGGTACCACCCTCAAGACTCTTGTTCATTAAAAATGCTGGATGCGCACTTACTGCCCCAATTGCACGTTTACCTAATTTACTAGCAGTAATTTCTGAAGTGCCGCCAATCATCACTACAGTTCCAATGTCATATTCTGCATCAGCTAAGTATTTTTCTGCCAAGTCAGCATAGTATGCCTCAGTAGCTGTTCCAATAAATAATCTTGCCGCTAAATCACCGTCTACTGTTCTTGCCGCAATGGTATTGCCAGTGTCTGATGTTGACGCTGCTCTAGCATTGCCTGCAACATTAACTGCATCTGCTGTAGTAGCAGTACCTTCAAACGATACTGCATATACTGAGGAAAATCTTGAAGTTGATGATCCAATGTCTGACGTATTATCTGTACCAGGTAATACGTTAGGTCCAACTAATTTCATAGGGGTGTATGTTGCGCCAGAGGTAGTTCTAAATTCAATTGTACTGCTTAATTGATTTTCAAATACTGGAGTAGTGCCTTCAATGTAAACCGCAATATCATCATCGTTACCAACAGTATAGCCTAAATCACTAAATCTAATGGCAACTGACGGTAGTGTAGAAACATCATTTCTTACAAAACTTGAAGCTGCTACACCACCCAATCTTTCTGAGTTAGAAGCTGTTCCCCAGAATCTATAATCAGATCCAGTAACACCGCGGGCGTCAGCACCGGCAGTTACGTTTGGGGTGTTAATTAAAGTTAGGCCTTTCTTAATCACGCTAAACCCAGCAATTGCATTTACAGAATTTTTAAGGGTAAATTCAGTAGGAGAAATAATATAAACAGTTGCACCATCTACGACTGCTTCAATGATGGCATGTAATCCATCAGTAGTATCTGTAACACTACGTGATCTTAATTGAGTAGTGTCTGCATCTGCTACTGCTTGCGGTCCAATTAATGAAAATTGGTCATCGGCTTCGTTCCAAGCAAACAATTGATTAGTATTTGTGTTAAACCAGAAATCACCAGTAGTTAAACCAGTTGGTTCAGCAACCCCTATTTCAGCGCCGCCAGTTGTACGAAATTGTGTTCCGTCAAAGAATTTTAACTTACTAGAAGTAGCATCAAACCATATTTGACCAGTAATTTTCTTAGGAGGAGGATTTTCTCCTGCAAAGTTTTCCAGCAAGAAAACAAAGTTTTCGTTCTGAATTTCCCCGTAACCAGCGTAGTTTTTACCAACAAGTTTAATATCTAAACTGCTGTCTACGGTACCGTCTTCTACGGTAGCTGCTAAATCTTGATTGTATTTGTTAATATTGTAAGGCATTCCTCACCCCTTTTGTATATTTATGTTAAACTGGCGCCACTTGATTGTAAGCCCAGCCTCTGTTAACCCCAGTGTAGACCAGTGTAAATGCCCCACCTTCCTTGTTTGCTTCTAAATTTGACGTTGCTCCGTTGATTTTTCTTGAAAATGTATCTCTAGTTATTGTCAAGTGATTTGTGTCCCATCCAGTAGTTGAACCATCAATAAAAGACACTTGCCAACCAATTTGTGGGTTTGCTGGCAATGCAATGCTAAAAGGCGCCAGAGTGGTATCTGCAATGATTTTATCACCATTTACCGCTGTGTACGCAGAGCTAATTACTTTCCAAGTTGAGGTAATATTACCAGTAACGGTTAAACTGCCATCAATAGTAGCGTCCCCGCCAACATCCAATGTAGTTGTTGGTACTTCTTTAAAAATACCAACATATTGATCTACTGCATTTACAGAAATTGCTTCAACTAGTAATCCAGAACTCGATTTAACTTTAACTACAAAACTTTGTCCTGAACGATTACTCACTATCTGAAATGATGACCCACTAACTCTAAGTTCGCTATCTTGATTACCAAGTATTAACGGAACTGGGTTTTGAATAGTTAGTTGACCAGAGATGCTAGAACTTGCATCAGTAGCCACAAAACTAGTAGTAGTTTTTATTGCGCCAGATGGGTCAACTAGTGCATCAGCTTTACTAGCAGTTACATGAAATTTCATGTTGGATAATGTAGAAGCGTTAAACCCTTTTTTAATAATACCAGCGTATCCTTCATTGGTCAACTGGGTTGCTGCCGCTGCGTTAGGAGTAAATTCTTCTTTACTATAAATTCCTAACAATACTTGACTTGCCCACATCTTAACAACTGTTTTTAAATTTCCTGCAACATCTAACAAGCTAACCACTTCATGTCCTGAAATTCCTTGCTCTGCGGTATACAGCGGGCCAGCTAAGACAGTTTCAGTTCCATCGTAAAACCAAAGTTGGTTAGTTAAATTATTAATCCATAAATCTCCCTGTATTAAAGTTAAGGGAGTATTTGCATCAGACGATACGATAGGACCGCCGCTTGTTCTAAATTCAGTACCTGTGTAAACTTTTAATCTATTATCGCCAGTATCAAACCAAATTTGACCAGTTATAGGATATGTAGGCTGACTAGTGTTGGCAAAATTTTCTAAAAGTTTTATTAAGTTTTCATTAAACACTTCGCCGTAGTTGGAAGAATTTTTACCAATAAGTGTAAGATCGGTACTAACTTGATCAATAGTGCTATCGCCTAATTCAGTAAGAACAGATCCGTTTGTTTTATTAATAATGTAAGTCATTATGCTACCTTCCCAGTAAATATAATGTAATTGATTGTTTGATAATGATTAACAATATCAACTGGGACATTTAGAGTCTCTGATACTAAATCGTCTGTAAAAATGCCGCCGCTGTCAGTCATTAATTGACCCTGTCCTGTAGCAACTAAACCATTGGATGCTTCAGCATTTGTGTCAATTGGGGATCCAGCCCTAGGGGCAAACGCATAGTACTGTGCTCCAGCATTACCTTTCATATCATGAACGTGTTCTGGTAAATTATTACGAGTCAATGATACTGAACTGGCGCCGCCTGTGCCGCCAATCTGATCTGCTGCAACTTCAGTAATCCTATCTGCTGGAATACTTCCTCCACCGTTGGACATGTCATCCCTGCCTAACGGAAATCTCCCTCGAAGATCAGGGAGTGCAAATGTGCCTGTACCAGTCAATAAACTTATTGATTTATAATTGTATTGTATAATTGCAAATAATTCAGGGTATGTGGAAATTAATTGTTCACTGCCGTCGCATAGCAAATACCCTAGAGGTACTACAGTTCCAGCAAACGGCATAATTACACCAGTTGGTACTAAGGGAATATTTGAAATTAAGGAATTTTTGGATAATCTTCTTAACGACCCAGCTCTACTAATTAAAAATTCATCAGTGAGAAAAGAATCAGTGGTTGATGTTTTGTTGGTAATAAAACTACTACTAATAACTGCTGTTAATACTACTTTTCCTGAAGGGGTAGAACCATTAAAATTGATTGCAGCACTTACAACATCACTTGCTTGCTCTACTACGCCTAGTGCAGATACCCTATCTCCTAAACTAAATGCAGTTGTACTCGTCAATGTTGTAGCAGCACCAGAAATACTACCGTTTAAGAAACCAGTAAAGCTGCCGCTAATTGTGGTAGCATCAATATTATCTGCATAGATATTACTCCATCTATTAATAGATGTTCCAAGATCATAAATGCTATCAGTTCTTGGAATAATGTTGTCTACAACGCTAGTTCCAATGATGTTTAATCCGCCGCCGGCTCTAATTAATTTTGCTACGCTTACGCCTCCAGCAGTGACAATACTGCCAGTTGACAAGCTAGTAGAATCAGTAACGTTAGTTAATAATAATTGATTGCTTGCTTTAATACTACCTTCAACATCTAACGCTTCGTCTGGGTTTGTTTTATTAATTCCAACTCTAGAGCTGCCGTCAATTCTAAGAACAGTTGGGGAGGTTGTTCCGCTTTTAATTTTAAAGTCAATACTAGAACCTGAAACTCTATTATAAACTACTGCTGCATTATTTTCAATTGAAATTGACAGCGCAGAGTCTCCGCCAATACTAATACCTGCATTATTTCTTACACTAAATCCAAAATTAGTTGTACTTGCTTCATCTTTTCTTAAAAAGTTTGTGGCTGCTACAGTAGCAGAACCAATAATTAGTGCTTCAGCTTTTTCTGATATCCCCCAAACTTTGGTACCAGTCGCAGATGCTTTGAAATTAGTTGTTGATAAATTTGTACCTTGTCTAATTAATGGGAACCCAACCGTTGACGCTTTTGGGGTAAATTCAGTATCGCTAATAATTACAACTCTGGTTCCATTTACAAATAAAGTTAGTACTGGAACTTGAACATCGGCAGTTGATGTAATTAGTTCAACTTTTGCACCAGTTGCTTGGCCAGCACTATATTCTGGTCCCACTAGTACCCAACTTGATCCATTATAAAGATGCAGTTGTTGCGTTGTAGTGTTAACCCAAAGGTCACCAATAACACTAGTAGTTGGTGCGGACGAAGATTTCTTAACAGAGCCAGCTGCAACCCAATTGGTGTTATCCCAAATTTTTAATTGATTGTTAATGCCAACCCGTGTATCGTACCATAATTGGCCAGCAACTGGATTAGGTGGAGCAGAGGGTTTTGCAAAATTTTCTAGTAAATGCAAAAAGTTTTCAGCAATAACTTGCGAATAACCCGCATAGTTTTTACCAACAAACTGTACACTCTTTTCAGAGTTTAATGTTTGGTCATCTACTGTGATTGGAGTTTTAGTTGTATCTGTAAAATTTACTTGATAACTCATCTTATGCTCCGGCTATGCCAGTTAAACTTTGTATTCTAACTGTGTAATCAATTTGAATTAATCTATTCAATGATTTTTGTACTGGATGAAAAATCACATGTGTTAGTAACAAACTTGATCCAGTTGAGCTATAACTTTTTAGACCCAATTCGTCAAACACTGCTGGGCTTTCTGCATCAGTAGTGTTGTCAAATGCCAACTGACCGCTGATGTTTTCGCCGTAATCTAATAAACAAGTAATAAACACATCAGTATAATTAGTGCCAGTCACGTGTCGAGTTTCAATGTAGTTCCTAACTGGATCAACGTTTGATACACTGCGGTCATCAACTACTTTACTGTATGTTTGATTATATAAACTGGCATTAGTACCAGTACTGTTTGGGGTCAAATATGTAATAATGCCTGTTGGGTCGACAGCGGTTCCGCCGTTACCAAACGCCATTTCATATATGAAGCCTTGCCCTGAGTTAGCTATACTCTGCGCCAATGCCACGCTGATATTTTCATAATGGATTGCATTACGTTTATTCACGAAAATTTCATTAGATTCTGGATTCCAGATCTTGATATGACCTTCTACGTGTATTCCTGTTAAGTCTTTACTTTGCATATTTTTCTCTCAATCAGTATATTTATTCAGTATTAATAACTGCTACTTTAAGTTGTGCTAGGATTCTTGGCTGCTAGCGGGATGCCTTCGGTTGCTTTGATAAAGTTGGCAACTTTATTGTTTGAATCAACCAAAGCAGTGCCTGGATCATACCAAACTTTGCCAATTTTCTTAATAATAATCACCTTTGTTCCAATGGTTAAATCATTCAACAGTGTAACACCTGCGGTTGTTTCGTCTACTGAAAAATCAGCAGCAAATGATACATCACCTTCCGTACTTTCCCAATGATTTTCTACATTGTACATTGAATAAGGATGCTTCTTAAGTCTTTGATTGCCTACAAAAAATTCCCAATTTGTTCGATCGTCTGTAAAACTGCTGGAACTCTTATGTGCTATTACGCATCTAAATGTAGAGCTTCCGTATAATACAATTTCACCAACTGAATAGTCAGTTAGTTCTGTCCAAGGCACTATGTTATAACCGCCAACAAATACTTCAATATCAGCTGGTACAGTGCTTACTACAGCATGAGTTACTGGATTTCTAATTGGATAACGTTTAGGAATATACTGCAAGGGAATTGTATTAGTTGTACCGTCATGAATATATGTATCAATAATATAGTCATCGTTGTAAGGAATCGTTTCACTTATTCCAATGTCAATAACCAATGCTCCCGCAACGTGTTTTGTTGGAGTTCCTGTTCCTAGTGTCCCTCTACGCAACTGTCCAAGTACATTTTCATTAATGGTAAAGAATTCAATTCTTTCTCCGCCAACATAAATGATTCCTGGTAAATTGCGTTGTTTATTTCCCACATTAAGGACTGAGCTGTCAACTACAGTAATAGTTGAGTCATAAAAGTTTAGATCTAGAGCTAATAATGTTTTCTTATTAGCAGATAATCTCTTATAGTGATCTCTATTCAACATATCCTTAAACTGCATATATCCAATTGTTTGTCTAACAACGTTCTTTGTAAATGTAATAATTGAATACACGTCATTTTCAGAAGTATTAGAAGTCAATTTAACTGCGTTCTTATTTGGCGTTAATCGATAATCAACACTATGAGTTAACAATGTTCCGTTTTTAATGACCCACACATAATCATCACTCAATACATCTCTGCCTAAATCGAGAATTCCACCAATAATTTTATTGTACGTAAAATATTCAACTGAATCTTGCGTTAAAGATATTGTAGGATTTATTTCAACTTCAGATCGCTGAATGTCTAATATGTTGTGATTGTAGTAAGAAATAATTTCAATTTCTTCTCCTAACAACGGAGTCGTTACAAACGTAATGTTAGTTTCTGATGTTATAAAATATTCAGCAGTTGTTAAAATGCTTATTACCAAAGTCGCATTATTAATGTATACTCCAGCTTTCAATACAATGGCACCAGCTAATAAATCAACAGTATAATCTAACATCAATCTCATTTTTACGCCAGCAACATATATGTCAAAATCATCAATATTAAACACTTCAGCTTGAAATTTATGTGCTGGAATTGAATATGTTAATTGATTGTTTGATAATGTATAGTATGTACAATTAGGACCAGTAAGAATACGTTGTCCAGATTTAACTATAACATTAGATTCTAATGGTAACGCTTGACCAACAGAGTTGGCTAACGTAAAGTTATTAGTAGATCCGTCTCCTATTAAAGTTTCGCTTGTTGCTAAACTATAAGAGCTATCTGAAGAACTAGAAATTAAATAATTAATAATTGCCCCAACAGCTGGCGCGGCGCCAAATTTAATGCCAATTCTATCTGTTGCTTCATATGTTGAATCTGTTCTAAACAAGATATAACTTTGGTTGAGTCCAGAAACAATTACTAAAGAAGATGCTCCTTCAACCCATGGTGATCTAGTTATAAATTCAATATCTGTACCGTTGCCTACAAAGTAATCTAAATCTAAGATGTCTTGACCGTTAAATCCAAAACTTGATACTGAAACAATTTCTCCTTGAGGTGGGATTGTTGATAGTGTTACAGACTGTGTGTCATAGTTGATTGTAAAGTCAGTTCCAAGTGCTAAGAAAGTTCCATCCACTGTTACAGTAACAGCATATTGAGTATTTGGGTACTGTCCTATATCAAAAGTATCTATCACGTTGTCGCTAACATAATTTTTAGTTGCTAATCTAGCTGAACCGCTGGCCGATCTATGAAATACCTTAACTGCAACTGCGTCAGTAATTTGACCTGGCACCACTTCTTCAGGGGCTGGACTTGAGGTGGTTGTTACAAAACCGTCGCCATCAACTAATATATCTTCTGCGGCTAAACCAGTAGCTGTAGAATATGCTAGGTTTCCTCCAATTAAGGTAGTGTCATAGTCAAGTGAAGAAGGAGTAATTGCTCCGTCACTTGTACTCTTTCGGAAGATAACTTTATCACCATCATTAATATCCAAACTTGGTGTAGATCCTAAATTGGGCAATGTAATAGTATCAGTTACACCGTCACCCACAAATGTATTCATCACTGCGCCAGCTGGAGCAATTAATCGCCCATTAGGTTGTACAGTTGATCCGTCATATATATCAAAATACGGATCATCAATTCTAGTACCGTTGACGTATATATTAATTTCTTGTCCTACTGCTGGAATGTAAGGTAACGTGTAAGTGTAAGTGCTATCTCCAACAGTTACAATAAAATCATCAAAAACAGGATCGTATCCGTCCCACACATCTGCAAACCAAGGCAAATCGTCCCAGCCTGAGCTAGATTTAAAATTCAATCCAACAATGTTAACTCCGCCGTAATCAACACCAGTCATTAACTGTGATAAATCTTTACCCAATTGTCCACTGATTGGATCGTAGTAGTATTGAATTCTATCTGCTGCGGATAGATAATTAAAATCCTTAACGTAATTAATTACAATTACTTCACCATTTGCTGGAGCAGAGTTAAATGTTAACACCCCAGAATAACTTGTATGTCCTCTAGTAGTAGTTTTTTTACTAGTCACCGAGAATGTATCTCGCAGTGCTTCTTGGCCGTTAGTATCTGTTGAGCTTGTTTTAATAACAACAGTCGTCTTGCCAGTTTTTAAATCTGGACTCCATTTCAATGGGAATTGTAATCGAGATCCAGTTCCAATAAATTCTTCAGTCACAGCTAACGATGTAATGTAATACTTGCTAGTAATTCTATCAAATTTAATTTTAATTAAAGAGCTTCGAACTAGATCATTTTTAATAAATGCAACCGCACGAGCTGGAACACCAATAGTAGATAATCCGCCGTTCAATTCAACTGTCGGGGCAGAAAAGTATCCTTCACCACTAGTTACTATTTGAATTTTAGTAACTTTGCCGTTTGAAATGTATGCTTTAGCCGTTGCTTGGGTTGTATTTGCTCCAGTTATAATAACTTCTGGATTTGTAATATATCCAGAACCACCGTCAACTAACACAATTTCTGACACATAAAATCCAGCATTATCAAGCCAATGTTTCCAAGGATAAGACAACAATTCATCGTTGTTAATAACAATTTCGTTTGTGTCACCAACTGATACTACTACTGGAACAGATTGATTACCAATGGTAACTGGTGGTAGATCAAAATCAGTGACAACAGACTGGGTATTATCAATACTAGTATAAGAACTTACATATTCTCTAATTTTAGTTCTGTATGGTTTTACTTCAGCAATATAGCTTTCAAAATCAGCTAAGTTGTCGTTGTTGTATGTAACTTTCTGTTTTAAATTTCCTACGTTGTGCATTGCTTTAACAAAACTAGTTTTAAATGCCCAATCAACATATGATTGTTCACTTAATGCATATCTAAGACTTGCAAAGAAAAGTTTTAAGTACACAGTCCTCAATTCATCAATAAGAACCTTGTCTTTAATAGCTGTTAAAATAATTCTAAGTTCAACTGAACCTGAATTATCAAAAACATCAGTATCGTATAATGGCCCATCAAATCCTAAATTGGTTGCTACAAATTGATAGAACTTATTGGATATTTGAATTGTTCCATTTTGTCTGCCAATTACTTTGTAACTCTGTGTATAGTCTACAGAAGACACATCAGCAAACTTTTCTAGTAACATCCAGCCGGCTGAGCCAACAGTTTTAACTTTAACTGTTTGTCCAATATCTGCCAATAGTGTGTATAACTGATTTGTTCCATCAACTGAGTAATCAATTTTTGTGAATAAATTATAACCAGGTGCATACCAGTCAACATAATTCCAAAATGCTAAAACATTGTAGCTTTGAGATTTAGTTCGAATCCAACTAGATGTACCAATATTAAATGCGTATATAGACCACCTTCCTAAGGCCTGTTCATCGCTAATGACCAATACTGCTAGCGATCTAATTGATAAGGTAGTGCTATTAGTGTACCCTTGGCCAGCATTGTTTATTATTACGCTGGCAATTCCGCCGTTAGCGTCTAAAACTGTTTTAAGTTTAGCATCTTTGCCAAGGCCATTAACTGTTATATAAGGTGCATTAATATATCCTGAGCCAGCTTTTGTAATAATAACATCTGTAATTCTGCCATCTTCAATTACTGGTAGTAAAGAAGGCATAGTGAAAGCCCCAGTATTAATTAATCGCAGTTCTGCATCAGTATCAACAACAGAATCATAAAGACCGCTAGGAAGAATGCGTGTTCCATCAGCTTGTGTTACATAGTCTGGATAAGCATCGTACTTTTTAAAGTCTGTTAAATCTGTTGAATCAACTATTAGTTCAGATATTAGTGCAGAATTTAAACGCTCAATATATTGCTTTAGTGCTTCAATTCTATTGATAAACATGCTTTGTCTTGGTCTAAATTGCACCCCGTATTTTAACTTAGGGGGCAAGTTGATATCTGGAACTTGCCTATTATTGAGATCGTTACCTACTAAACTGTCAATCCATTTAGTTTCAATTGCAGTAGGTATTGATGTGTTAGGATGTTCACTGATAATTTTCCAATCAGTGTGAATATTCAAATCATCTTGGTCTACTAGCCAGTACTGCGCAGCTAATACGATATCAGAACTAACCAATAAATTTTGAACGTTTACTAGGCTAAAACTATCTGTTCCAGTAAATTCAACAAATTTATAGCCTTGACTCTTTGGATCTGCTATTAATGTTGCAACGTTGAAGGCAGATATTAGTCTATCAGGAGCATTAGGTACTGTTGTTTTATTTTTAACCCAGAAATAATAAGTATTTTTAAAAGTTTTTGCAACGTTGTCATAACGTTTTTTAACACTATATGTGGTGTTTCCATACAAACTTGTTCCGCTTATACCAGATGTTAAACCTACTTCAGTATCAGCCAGTTTATCCCACTCAGCTGGAGTATATTTTGTTTCAACCCACTCGTAAACGTCAATGCTACCAGTTTCATACAGTGTATTCCAAGTAGAATTTCTATAGACAACGTTACCAGTATAGCTATCTAAAAATTTAGCTCTATCCAAGTTCCACCATAGAGTTCCAACTTGTTGTCCTAACCAAGCCATTCCGTCATCAACGTTTACTGCATCTGTTCCAACAGAATATGTTGCTGGATCATAATATGTTTTGTATTTGATTTCTTGCTCGGCAATTCCAGCAATTTTACCTTGCATTGGATCAATAATATCCAAATATGTTACAAGATTGCTAGTTTTCTTGTTGTATAAAAATAATTTTTTAATTTTTGTTACATCAACTTTATTTTTTTCTGATTGTAAAATGGTCCAGCTAAATGCTGAACGAACTTTGGAATATGTATAAACAACACCAGCATTTGAAACTTGACTATCTGTTTTTGGAGCTGATACAACTATAGTATTATCTCCAGCAGCAAGTGAATAACCGTATTTGTCATTCATTGCATTGTCAACTAATAGAGATTCGCCATAGATAAAAGCAACATCATATTCATCGTAAATGTCAATACGGCCAGCATCTTTATTAAAGTCTACGATTTGTGTTGACCCGTTATCAAATATTGTTGACCCGTTATCAATTGAGTAAACAGTTTTACTATCGCCCATTGCGCTAAAAACTGCTAATGTTTTTCCGCCGTTGATAAGTTTTACTTTTGCTCCAAACTTTTCAGATGTTTCTGGATTTCTATTTGTAATTGTTTGTCGTGCAGCATATCCCAACGAGTCAAGATCAAAAATTCTCACAACTCCTTGATCAGCTTTGGTATCATCTGAAAGGATAGACCCCACTGCCATCACACTTCCATCAGGAGTTATTGATACGCTTTCTCCAAATCGCTCTGGATCAATGGTAAATTGACTTGCTGTTATTGTTTGATCTAGTTCATATAGCGAAGTTGTATAATTGTAAATGAAGATTGATCCAGCTCCAAAGTTTGTAGTTGGAGCTGTTATAACGAGAGTTGAACCGTCTGCAGTCATGTCTATATCATAACCAAAGTTATCACCATTGGTGGTTGTTGTTTCAACTTCTCCTTCGCTAACCCAAGAACCCATGTTGCTAAAAATCATAACACGATTTTGATCAAGTCCAGGGAAAGTCTTAACTACAGCCATTCTATAACCAACACTTAATTTTGCTAGTTTAATTTTAGATCCAAACAGCTGATTTGTAGTATTTCCACTTGCTAAGTTGGTAACAAATTGATACTCGCCGTTAGTATCAACTTGATACATTAGCACACGACCTTGTCCACTAGTTGCGTCTGGGGCTCCAATTGCAAGCCAAACTCCGTCAGGTGAAAATGCTAACTCTTTTCCAAACCCTAGTAGCGGAGCATAAGCTGGTGGCATTTCAATTGTTTGTTTTTTTGTCCAGCCTGTAGTACTATTTGATTTAACGTACAAGGCAACATTATCTGCATTAGTTGAAGTTGCTAACACCGTTGCAGTAGCATCTACTGCTACCGTTCTTCCAAACTCTTCATTTATAGTTTGCGTAGAGGCTGTCAATGTTTTTCTTGAAAATACTGGATTATTTTGCCATACAGTATTTTGTCCGCCACCGTCTATACCAGACCACAACAATTCGTTTGCTTTTAATTGCAACGGTAACTGTACTGCCTCATTGATGCTGCCTATACGGTGACTGTTAAATTTATAGATTAAAATTTGAGAACTATCAGCAAACGGATCTTGCCAACCTGATATAGTTTTATCTATAGTAATCAAATCTAAATTAACACTACTAACTATATGAAATCCAGAAAGCACCCCAGCGTTGGCGATGCCAATTACGTCACCCGCATTTACTGATGGGATAGATTCACATTCTAAAGTAATAACAGAATTAGCGTATTCAACAGTTCTTATAACAAAGTCAGCTTTAGTAAATCTATAAACGTTCCAACTGGTGCCTTCAAATGCTGTCCAAACATAATCACCTTCTTTTAATACATTGATATCCTCAGATACAATGTCAGTCAACGAGTCAACGTTAAGTGCAACTTGATCATATCTAACGTGGCCAGGAGTTCTTAGATACGGCTTATAATTTGTTATTGACGGCCAAGGGTTGTTGTTATATCCAGACGGTTTTAAATATAAATCATTTGGCGTCTGACGAATTACAAAATCCACTACAGAAGGATCAATGCTGTTTGTTAATTCAAATGCTTGTGGATTAGTTTTAAATAGTGACTCATCTAAAGAAATTTCAATTTCGTCAAATGCTTCTGAACCGCCGTATTGTCCAACACGTACAGCCCATTCTTCATTAAAATCAATACTTTCTTGGCCTTCAGCACTTAGTACATCAAATAATTTATTCAATGAGTTAGCAGAACCTTTTTCAGGAATCATACCTTGATAAAATTTATATTCGCTTACATCATTTTTAATAATGTTTTCTAAGTATTGTCTTTTTTGATATCCAACTAAGTGTTGAGCAACACGCTGTTGCCCGGCATCAAAATTATCAGATTCTAAATCATAAAAGTCAGTAAACTGCTCTGCCTTATAATCCCAGTTGGGAAGTAGCGCAGAAGTTGGTTTGTTTTCTAATCTAATCCAGCTGCTAGGATTAAATGTTTCAACTCCTGGAAGGAAGTTTTCTGCACTATAATAAAATTCTTTATATTTTACTATATCGCCTAGATTGTAATCAGTCCAAGAATTCCATTCTGTAATATCAGCTTGATCAAATACAAATCCAGGAATATCAAATCCGCCATACCAACCAACTGTACGATAACCAGAAACTTTAATCCTATCTTGTTTATATCCAGCTTCTAAATTGTAAATTGTATCATTAAACTGTGTTGTATTATCAATAATTAGTACATGTTCTTTTTGTACTAGATAAAAGCCCGCACCATAAATTCCTATTCCATCAATACGTGGGCTAAAAGAAAATTCGTTATCTTCTCGAGTGTGGTTTAAAAAGTTTTGATCAAATTTTGCGCCATCTGCTTTTAAGATTTCATATTCATTAAACTGATCTCTAATATCATCAATCACAGCATAAGTTAATCTCATTGATAAACCAAGTGCGGAAGGGCTCAGTGCAATAACACTAGCACCGTCTTGAGATAAACTGGATAATTTATTGTACAATTCTGTTTGAAATATTGTACTAGTTGTATGATCAATTTTAGAAGAGAAGTAATCACCGTTGTATTTTACAATAACGCCAGCTTTGTAAGTCCTATTAGGTAACCAGTCAACAAACTTATCTTCTCCAGCACTCCAGTTCTGAGTTGTCCAGAACATAAATTCTTTAACAGAAGTTTCCCATGAGGCTACAGATTTTAAATTTGTATTATAATCGTCAAAAACAAATCCTTGATCTTTTAAATATTCACCATAACCTTGTAAAAAATCAACTACTTCTTGAACTGTATCATACACAGTTCCGTAATTAACAATCGTTGGAGTTCTATCCCACAATTTTCTTAGGGATGCGTCTCGTCCACCAATGATAGGTAACTTGGCTAATTTTTGAAATTCAGTAGAACTAAAATTATCTTGAGATGTATGATTTTGTGTGGCTCTGTAATAAGCATTATTGTAT